TGATATTTTTATATCTAAATAATCAGGGCCATCATCATATATCATCTTTTCATCTATCAAAGCATCAATTAAATACTTACAACCACCTACTAAATTATCATAGTCTAACTTTCTTGACCTATAACTAATAATCTCTATTGAATGTTTTTCTTTTTCTTCTGTAAATCTAACCTTATTAAGTCGCATTTGATTCCTAACCAGTAAACACCAATGTTGCTTTTCTTTTCTTTTTACTGCCCAATGCTGTCTATCTAATACATTCCTAGATAATATTTTCATAGGTAGTTCTAATTTAAGCATACCATTTTCTCCATTCTTTTAATCTACGTTTTTTTTCTTCCTGTGCTTTCCTTGATTCTTCATTGTAGCAATCTCTACAACAACTTCTAGTATAACCATTTACTCTAACTCTTTGCCTACCAACTAGGTCTTGTTTGCATTTTTTACAGTTTTTAAAACTCATATTTCTCCTGTTTCTTTCTTATGCTGCTTTTTAGTGTATCTATATCTCGTAGTTCTTTATCGTATAAAACATAATTATCTAAATATCCATTATTTTCTATTCTGTTTATTCTTGTAATATCTTTTTTACCAAACCAACCAATAATATAGCCTTCAAAATTTACCATATTTAGTTTTACTGAAACATAAATGTCTTTTGGTTTATTCTTAAATTGCTTGACCATTTCCAAAGTTCTAGTGTGATATTCTTTTGTCCTTGTTTTTACATCAATTAAATATTTAAAAATACAAAAATCATACTGATCTGCTTCAGTATAATGTGATTCATCTTCTATAAAACTAATATTATTATCTATCATATATTGTTTAAATACTTTTTCACCTAGTTTACCTTGAAACATTTTATGTTCTTTATCATCTAAAGAACCTTTATGAAAAGAATGTTGGTTAGATAAATGATTTTTTGATAGTCTTGCATAATCTAATGCTTCTTGTATAAACTCATCTTTTATTTTTATTATCTTTTCACTCATCATTTACCTTAATAATTAAATATTATTAATGTTGTCAATACAAAACACCAAATATATAAAAACAATATTATAGTGCAAAAATAATGGTATGTTTCACTTATTGGATATTTTCCTACATATTTGTTCCAAAATTTTTTACTCATCATTACCCCAATCTATTTTAGCATATCCCCATTCTTTTTCAAGAATTGTCAATATAGTTACATTCATATTCCAAACACTATCAAACCCATATTTTTCAGCAATAATACCTTGTTCTATATTATCATACTTTTGTCTTTTTGCAATACCATCTATTAAAGGCATTTCTTGTCCTATTATACACAAAAGTAACTCACTTTCTTTAGCCATAGTTTCTCTATACTGCACCCAATTATCATCTTCATTATCTAATTCTGAATCTAACAACAATCCTATATGTGGATAAAGTTGATTTTTAAAATATTCTTCGTATTTCATTATTTACCTCTATTTGGTTTTATTTTAGTCTTACAACATCTACTATCTTTATTTAGTTCATACTCTTTATAAAAATCACTCTCACCACATTTATCACAATAACCAATGTAGCAATATCCAGTAGCATCTAATCTAAAATCAGATAATTCTACTTTACCTTCAACATTCCAATCTTTGCTATTTTGAATCCATTTAGCTAACCTTCTTGATATGTCAAATGTTTTCTGCATCTCAAACTTCATCTTTGTACCACTCATATTAGATTCTGTCCAGTAGTTACAAAAATCTTCATATATTTGATCTGAACAAGATGGGTGCTTTTCATCAAAAATTTGTTTAACTCTATTATTAAATTTAGTTTCTCTTATTTCTTTATTATCATTATTAACATTATTGTTTGTATTTGGTAGTGGTTTGGTAGTGGTTTGTTTGTGGGTTGGTAGTGGTTTGGAATCCTGATAAGTATCATAATTTAATAGAGTTATCTGTGTTAATTTCTGATTAGTTTTTACCACAATCATTTCATCTTTTTGTAATAAAAGTAGAAAGGTTCTTAACCTAGAGTTACCCCAGCCAAACAACTTACATAGCTTCTTCTGTGATGTTATTATAGCACCTTTCTTAACTCTATAAATGCTAGTACCCATAACAACCTTACGTTCTTTATGATTAACATTTAACAATAACCATATCCAAGCCTCAAACGTACTAAACTTCTTTGAAGTCCTTAATATAGGATTATCAAGTGTTTTTCTATATAATGATACCCAACCCTTACTCATTTATTTTTCCTTTCTTAAATACATATATTGGTTCAAATTTTGCACCTGCACCATTTATAGCTGATAAATATAATTTTAATTTTTTAATATAATCAAACCCTATTTTTTTTGATATTTCAACTAAGTCATCTTCTATGTTTTTAGCATTATTTGTTTTTGCTATATTTAAAACCATATAAGAATCTTTTTTAAGTCCATAATAACAATTTTCTATTGTGCTTGTTAAGAACCCATCAATCCAATCTTTTTCATTTGGATATTTTATATAACTTTGTGTTGGTTCATTACTGTATTTTTCTGTGTCAAAATATGGAGGAGATGTAAAGCACAAATCTAAAGAATTTTTATCAGGTTTAAATACTTCACTTCCTTCTTTGTATATTTCTACTTCTTTTTTTAAATATGAAAAATCATCTTTCATTTTCAATAAACCGTTGTAGGTTTTTGTAGATGGTTCTGTTCCTATATATTTTTTTATTTTATAAGAAGATAAAGCACCTAAAAGCCTTCCTCCCCACCCTGAACTCATATCCCAAACTACTCCATTACCTGAAAATAATTCATATATAACTTTTGCAGCAGTTGGACGAAAGTTTGAAACTGTTTGAACTCCGTTGTATTTTTTTAACAACTGCCTTATTCTATTTAATCTAACTTTTCCATTTTCATACTTTAAACAATATTTGTATGATTTTTTAAGAGTTGTAGAAAAAAGTTTATCATCATTAAAAACATCAAATGCTGTATATTTTGACTTACCACACTTAATACTCCAAAAATGTGGAAAATAAGTCCAAGCCAATCTTAAACCGTGCATAGATTGATTGATAACATCACCATCTAATAAACTTAAATGATTAAACCTTAACAATTTATACATTATGTTTATATGCTCACCCTTTGCTATTTTGTAATGTGGAAAACCGTTTCTTCTAAAATATTCTAAACTAATTTTTACAAAAGTATCTTCATCATATTTTTCTAAACATTCACACATCTCTAAAAACCTAAAGTTATCAGTTATTGTTTTTTTAAAAAAATTTTCCTGTTTAAAGTTTTTCACAGTTCAATACCTTTAATCATAATACCAGTTGCTTTGTAAATTTCAACCTTATGCTTGTTAGTTGGTGAGTTTTTACCTATTGCCCAGTAATGTACAGTTGTAGGTGATACATCACACTTTCTAGCTAACCAACTTAAACTTCTTTCATTTTTATCTAAATATTGTATTACTTTTTTCATATATCTCCTTTAGGGAAGGAGGTGCAACAGCAAAGAGAAAAACGTGTTGTGGAAAACTGCTGCACCCCCCATAGTTTAAAATGGTACTTCGTCCTCAAATTCTTCTACAATCTTACCTTGTCTAGCATCTAAATGTTTCTGTGCTATATCACCATATTTAGAGTTGTTTTTAGCCACCCACTTTAAATAGCCTTCATCTATATCTGACCATTTTGAACCTTTATGCTTACCAAAGTTAATAACATCTGCTGAATCATCAATAGTTTTAGTTTCCATAGTTTTTTTAATAGTATTAGCTAATGGGTGTTCAGCATCTGCTTGATCTCTTGCTTCTTTTAACTCACCTTTAAGTATTTTGTTTTCTTGTTCAGGTGTTATCTCATCTTGTTGTACTAAAGCATTTTCTAACTCATTAGCACTACAAAATTCACTACCAAAATATGAAGCTGATGATAAACAACGTCCTATTGCAGATGTTTCTGCATTTTCTAACGCACTAGATGTGTTTATTTTATTTGATCCAAACTTTTCCATTGCGTGTCCAGTATAAACATTATCACCAATCTTTAATGTTGCTTTCATAACAACTACTTTATCATCACATTTTAACAGATCAGTAGTTAATGAATAATCTATTTTAAAATCATTCTTTAACATTTTTAGTCGTTCTACTACTGTGTAGTATTCTTTTCCGTGTATATTTACAGGCATTTATCTATCCTCTCATTTAATTATATGTTACGTTTTCTCTATACTCTTTCATCTCATCAACAAACTTATATGGACTTTGTACCACATCAAGTATGTCTGTGTTATTACCTTCTAGTTCCCATTTATCTCTTAACCATCTTAAAAATACGATAAATTCTGCACTATTTTCATTAATAGGTATATTATGTATCATTATAGATTATCCATTGTTTTTACCATAATTATCGCAGGAATAAGTAGTAATGCGATCAGATACCAACCTTCATAACCTCTTAAAAAATGACTTATGGTTAATGTAGCTACACATAAAACATTAATTAGACTTAATACATACATAAAATAATACGAGTTCATTTGTTTCTCCCTAGTTAAGTTTATTATTTATTTTCTATACAATTCCATTTAGTATATTCATAATCTATTCTAAATATATTAGATATATCACTTGATGATAAATCACCACAAATATCAACATACCAATCTTTATTATTTGTCATTTCACTTAATACATATTTAAAATCAGAAAAATTATCTATAAATAAAAAATCTTCACCAACATAAAACGGAAGATTAAATTTTACTTGCCCATTATATGAAATTATATCATAAACTTTTCTTAATGTTTCTAATTTGCTATTATTTAAATTTGTTATTTTCACTTTTTTGTTTCTCCCTAGTTAATTAATAATAGATAAATTAAACATTCTTTAAGTTCTATGCAAGAAAAGAATTAAAAATATTTTAACTTTTTTTATTTAAAGAAAAGAATCCCTAGAAAATAATAGAGATTCTTTTGGTCGAGTATGCGAGGTAGAGGAAGTTTAAATTTGTTCTGTAAGTGTAATACTATAACTAAATAATAAAGGACTTTTTTGTGTAACTGTATAATTAGAAGATAACCTGCAAATAGCAAAATTTGAAGGTGAATTATCATTACTATCTATTTGCAATACCACAGGCAAGTGAGATGACATTGTACGGTGTATAACCATTGAATAAAAATCTTCTGAATTATTAATATTGTATAAGCTAGATGTTCCATCTGCTGCTACCGAATGATTGTCTTGTGCAGTATATTCGTTGCTATTCATCATCATATTTTGGGGCATAACTTTATCAGGTGCTAAAGAATCAAATGACATTTTCCAAATCCTTCTGCCTGATCTTCTTTGGTAGTTATCTCCATATTCTCCATCTGAACTCAAACCAAAAGGTTCTGTGATCCAATTATTAGGCTTAGTCCAATTAGCAGTAGATAATGTTTTTCCTGATATAGTTGATTTTTGAGAAATACCATATTCAAAGTTAGTTGATGTGTTTAGTTGTACGTTTCTTGGGAAAGTATATGTCTTTCCAAACAACAAAGAACCAAGCATTGCTTCTGAACTATTTTCAAATTCAAACCTAATATTTCTAGCATTATCACTACCTACGCCTTCCATTGTCATTAAACTCCAACCATCATAATCAGGCACAGAAGTACAATCATTTACTATATTAGATGTTAATAGGTCGTTTTGACCTTCATCGCTATATGCTCTTATTTCAGTTATTCTACTATTAGTGCTATTAAAATTATGACCTAAAAACATACAGAAATCAAAATCACCTAAACCACTTTGAACCATAGGAGTATAATTATCATAAGAAGGAACTAGCTTGTAATCTAAAATTTCATTTTCTCCTAAATTGACTTGAAATGATGGGTCTATATTTAAAATTTTGACCATATCTCTATCATTCATACTAGATAAAGTTCCATAGCTATCTAAAGCACCACTAGCATATTGAAACAAGGGATATGATACATACAGTTTTGGTGTTGTCGCTATTTGAAAACTAGAATTAGCCATTATTTTTTCCTTATCTCTTTAATTGTTGTATATGTTTTTTTTTCTTTGTCATAAGTTGTTTTTCTATATATATATGATTTCTTGGAATTATCACCATCAAAACTAATATTTTCCCAATCTTTAGTCAAATAAGCCCAATTCTGTGCAGTACCATCAGTTGATCCTTTTTTTTCTGATTTTCTAAGCGTATTCCATAATTCTAAATTTGACTTATTTATATATAAATTAATTCTTTTATTCAATATACACTTTATAATAATTGCTTTCCCATTGTATTTAAATAAGTCTGAAACAGAATCTCTGCCCTCAGAAACTTTTTCTATAATTATTCTTTTGTGTAGCTTGTCATTTTTTACTACATAGTTGCTATTCATTATAGGCTCAATGTTCATTTTGCTCATATAATGTATTTCCAAATAATTAAAATTTTCATTTGTATCAATAGACACTTTGTTTTTTTCTATGTTTAAATTTCCGTTATATGTCTTATCCTTAAACAAATCCGTGTTCTCCATCTGTTCCTAAATAATGCAGTTGATATGCTTTAATTGACACCTCATTTACACCTAGATTAGTTTCCATTATTACCCACAATGGATAAATTGGTTGTGTATTTTTAAAATCTACTACACTATAATCTATATTAAATATTTTTTCATTATTAATTAAAGGTATGTGTATTATATCTGAAACAGTTAAATCCATATATGACAATGGAAGTTTCAACTGCACTAAATTGTGAGAATTGCAATTATTTAATAATTTATATTTTAAAAATTCATTAACAGTATTCTTGTCAGAATGATATTTTAAATTAATATCACTATGTCCATCTGTATCTGTCAAATGGTAGTTGTGTGTTTGTTCGTTGTAATAATTAGGTAATAAATTTGATATTTCTTCACTTTCTTCGTGTGTGTAGTTTTTGTGTCCATAATCATATTTATAAAACATCTTGCAAGAAGTAATAATATCTTCTCTCTTGGTTATTGAAAACTTATAACTTAAAATATCTTTTTCATTTATAGTTTTGTCAATATCATTGCTAGTATAATTATTTTTAATGTTTATTAATCCAAATCTTCCGTCATTATTGAAGTGAGGATATGATTTAGATTCACTTAATATTTCTTGAATAAGTTTTTTACCGTCTATTTTTTTATTAACAGAAAATCCCATTTTCCAACTTGAGTGTAATGCTCTTGATTCTATTATTGAAGGCATATCGTACTGGGTATAATCAGGCATCAAAACATCTCCTAATTGCTGTTGTTCATCGTACTTACCATATCCTAATTCATTAGTTAATATATTCATTACAATATCAGAAGGCTTAGAAATAACACCATCTGTATATAAACTTACTTCTAAATCTTCAAAAGCAATCTGTTGAAATTCCTCTGAATTTATAGCACTAACATAAGAACCAATCTCATCTTTTATACTATTTAAAGCATAGTTGTTAGGGTCTAATCCTTCAGAACCTAAAACCCATTGATTTGAGTTAGCCCATTCATTCATATTATATTCATATCTTGGAATCCACTCACCTGTTGCTGAAAATCCAGCATTCCACTCAATAAAATTATTATCATTTATTGCATCTTGATAATCTTCTAATAAAGCCCTAGAAAAGGCTTGTACTAAATCGTCCATATATACATTGAAATTATTAACCCAATCTCCCCAAGTATTAATGTTAAAATCATTCCAGTTATACTGTTTGTATGAAGCTATCTTATCAGTTATATCTATATCCCTACTTCCTCTATTTTCATTCTTAAATCGAATTTCACCAGTTAAAGGGTCATAGGTAACGTCAATATTAGTACAGATAACTACCCTAGCCTGATAATCGTGAACAAAATCAAAGTCTTTTTGTAGTATATATTCATACGCATAAGCAAAAAAACCTCTTAGCCAACTTGTGTTGTTAAATAAACATCTAGTATAATTATTGTCAAATTGGTGCGAATTAGCAAAAAAGTTATCAAATGGAGGGGATTCACCTCCTGCTAATCCTAAGTCTGATCTTAACGCACCTAATCTATTCAATATTCTCATTTGAACTAAGAACATATTAAATACTTTTTTAAATAAGCTGTAATTCTTAATAAGTGGATTATGTGCTGGATTTCCTAAATATAAATTAAATTTAGTAGATAAAAAGCTACTCCAAGTTTCATCAGTAGCAAACTTATCTAAACTTTCAGCATAGGTTAAAACATTCCAGTTCTCGTTCTCAAATACGGGATTAATAGACCACTGATTATTATCATTAAACCAATTTGGATCACTAGGAGGGTTCTGATTTGTCAATATATCCCATAATTCCTCTAGGTTTGATAAATCAAAGTCAGCCATTTCAGGGTCAAATTCAAATTCTCCTTCTTCTCTTACAACAACCGTATATGCCTGTTTTATCATATAATCAATTCTTTCTAATATTTGATTGTCTGTTAATTCAACCAAAGATTCTTTGAAATATGAAAAGGGTATATCCTCAACAATTACATTAGTTGCTTGTTGATAAACTAAAGGATCAATTTGCTGTGTATATAAATGGTTTTTTCTTCCCTGTATAGATGTAAATATTTCTTCTTGAGATAAGTTTTCAATGTGAACTTGGTGCAATAAAGCAAGGTTGTTCATTTTTAAATTTGTTGAATATGAGTTTGAACTATTAGCCCAATTTTTGGGAAAATACTCAAAAACTGCTATTAGGCTTTCTTCATTTGCACTGTACTGCATTACCAAATCTTCTATATTTTGATTTCCATATTTATACCCCATTATAGGTCTTAAAATCATTTGATTTGGTGCATTGGAAAATTGTCCATAGTATGTTGAATTAGCCCTTGAATTTTCGTCTTTTAATAAATATATAGGTGCTGTTTCGTATGGATCATCATTATTGACAGTATTAGGGTTGCCCTCACTCATCTGATCATCATTTAAGACAAACAATCTATTCATTATAGTATTTTCTCCATCATTACTTTCTATATTTTTAAAAATACTAGATGAAATAACAGAAACAAACCAACCAACTCTATCTGCTTCTTCAGGAATATTAATTGAAGTTCCTTCTTGTTTATACATTTCCCAATCGCTTAACAAAAATGTGCTTCCAACATTAGGTGTGTTATATAGGCTTCTCCCTGATCCTCTTTCCATTCTAAAAATAATCCATCTACCAGCACCTGCATTATCAGTTGTATTGGCGTATTGTCTATATCCTGTACTAAAATTAACTGTTGGAGTAAAAAAATCCCCTTCTCTATACCAAATTTTAGGCAGATTTCCATTGTTCGTTAAAGATTCTTCATTGCTAAAGTCTGTATTTGTAATATCATCAATTTCAATGTTTTCAATTTCCCAAATAGTTCCTGTTGATGCAACTGCACCTATCGCTTGTCTTGTATTTAATCCTATATATGACCAGCTTTTAATATCTTCATTTGTTTGTGAAAATTCTGATAATTCAGGAAATACGTAGCTATTGTTTTCGCTTAACTGACTATATATAGTAAATCTTGAAAATGGATTGTATTGAAAGTCGTCATAGTAGTATTGTTGATTAAGCTGTGTTTTTACAATAATATAATCATCATCTTCTTTGCAATATAAAAAAAAATCTTCAACCATATCAGCATTACCATAGTTATTTAACATATAAGGTATTTTAGATGTTTTATATCTACTATATGTTGGGAAAGTGTCTAGTAATACATTCAATTCGTTTGCATCATTAGAGTAATATGTAATTGTTGGTGCTTTATCAACTTTACCAAATGTCATAGGAACAACTAAATTATCTTTATTCTTGTATTCTTCAGTAAGATTATTTCTTATTTCTTCAGGAAGCCTATCTGAACTCATATATGGAATTTTTTTATTTGAAATTTTTACCTGTGTACTGTCCTCTGCTGATATAGATATGCTATCATTGTTAAACTCTATCCTGCTTACTTGTCCTTTATATATTAAAGCACAATCATAATCACCTATATCTCCACCATCATTAATAATGTTTGTAGTTGGTGATTTATAAAACATATAAAAGTTTTTATTTGTAATAGAAGTATCAATGTATTCTGATAACTTCATTCTTACGTCATAGTAGTTGTATAGTGTGCAACGTAGTCTGTTTATTTTTAGCGTTTTTGTGTCATAATCGGTAGATAATCGAACATTTGATACTTTGCTAATGCAATTAATAATCTCTAGCTTATTTCCCTGTCTATCCAACAGTTCATCTTTATCTTGTGTTAGCGTAAATAAGACATTGTTTGTTTCAGGGTCTGTTATTAAGATAACTGGTTTTAAAGTTAAGTTATCGCTTACAATATCATTTGAAAAAAATTTAGATAATTCTAACATTATTAACCTAGATTCTCTCCCATTCTTGTAGCTTCTCTAATTTTCTCTATTAGTGTATTTTCAACAAAATCATCTGACATAACATTACCAGTTATGTTTATAGTAGAACCTGATGGTGCATTTGGTGCAGGGTCGCCATTTAAAGGTGTAACCTGCACTCTTTCTTCTCCTGAAGCATTATCACCTACTAATAATAATTCAGGTCCTGAAGTCGTAAAATCAGCACCATATTGAGCTTTCTTTATCATTTCAACATCTCTCTTTCCTTTTTGCATAGTTTGCAAATATGCAGCAGCACCAAGTATTTGTCCAAAAGGTGCAGGGAAAGAGGAAGAATATTCTTTATACAAAGCATTTGCTGTTTGTATTGTGTTTTGCAATGTTTCAGCTATTCTAACAACCTTAAACTGCCTTGAAAGTAACTGCCTTCTTTTGTTTGCTTTTTCTTCTTCTTCTGAAAGCATACCCATTTGTTCAGCTTGTTCAGGATAAGTTGAAATAAACTCTCTCCTTAGTCTTAAATCTTCTTCCTGCTGTTGCCTTGCTGCTTCATCTACTACCATTTTATTAAACATTGCTTCACTATAATCTTCAAAGGCAGTTCTTTGATTATCTCCAAAAAATTCATCTTCTTCAGTTTGAGTAAATGGCGTTGGTGGTTCAGGAGGTTGAATATTCGATAAATTATTTTGTATTTCTATTTCTGTTTGTCCTTCTTGATTTATTATCTTTTTATTACTAGCAATCTGCTCATTTAATCTATCTCTTTCTTTAAGCAATTTTAAAACTTCTGACAGTTGCTTAATTTCTTCAGCATTTTTTTGTAATGATACTTGAGATTCTTTTGTTACCGTTTCCAAACTGCCTTCTTGTGCTTCTAAAAGTTCAAGACTAGTTTGAGTTCTTAGAACCATACCCTCTAATTCTTTTTCTGTCATTTTCTTAACTCTACCATCTCTTAAATGAATGACATCAATAAGTCCATTTTCCATTTTTATCCGACCTGCTTGGAAATCATCAAAAGCCTTTTCATAAGATAACAATTTGACATATTTGTCGGTTTTATCATCTAAAAATGATGCTATTTTCTTTTCTTCATCACTTGTATCAGATAGTTCTTTAATTCTCTCCTGCACGGATTCTACATCTTTATATCTTGTTCTTGTGTGTTGTAATTCAGCATTAACTTTTTTAACTTCGTCTGTTAGCTTTACATTTTCTAACATTAAAACAGCGTTACCTTCTGCTCCTAATTCTTTTAAATCGTCAATAGTGTTTTCAAGGTCTGTTTGCGTTATGTTTGTCATAAAATCTGCTGCTGCTGTGGCTGCTTTTTCAATAAATCCTGCAACTTTAAGCATCATTGGTCCAAAAACCTTACCTAATGCTTCTTGTGCATCGCCTAACTTATTGGTTATTTGTTCCATTGATCCAACAAATGTTTGTGCTTCAACTTCAGCAGTTCCTTTAAACTGCTTTGCAATAAATTTAATACCTTCTCCAGCCTTTAATTGTTCAGCAGTTAATTCTTTAAATGCAGCAGGTAATTTTTCGCCTAATTCACCTTGCATACCACTTAATGTTTTTGTGGTGTTCATTACAGCACTTTCTAAAGATATTCCCATAGCTGATGCTAAATCAACAGAAGCAGATATAATTTCTTCCGTTTGCTTTGTTGATATTCCTAAAGATTTAACATAAGCCTGTTGTGCTATTATGGCTTCATCACCAAACTTAGTAGTTGTTTGTAGTGCTTTTGCTTGTTTTATAAGTTGTTCAGTTGATGCACCTGCTGCAAACCTTAATTTTTGTTCAGCTAATTGTTGTTTTCCATAGGCTTCTGTCGCACTTTTTATAGCAGAACTCAAACCACTTGCACCTAAATAAGCTGCTGCTGCAATTCCAGCAGATTTAGCCATTCTCGCTAATCCACCACTAACTCCTCTAATTTCTTTTTCAGATTTTTTAGCACCTTTGGTTATTACTTCTATTATTTGCTGTGTTTTGTTAGCCATTTTTCTCTTTTCTAATATTAGTCATTATGTTTTCTATCTCTAGAAATTCATCTACTACTTTAGCAGGTGTTTCATCTAGTGATACAAAAGGAGGGCAATTAAATGCCTTGCAGTAGTTATACTCTTTTATTCTTTGCTGTATTTTTTTATCTAACAATTCATAAGTGTTAGCAAAATAAAAATGCTCTATATATAATGTTTCTGATATATTTTTTACATTCTTTTCTTCTAATTCCTTATAGCAATTCAATAATTCTCCGTGAACATCTTCTATTGAAACAAACTTTTTTTTCTTACCATCTACTGGCGAGATTGCTTCATAAGGATAGTCATAACCGTTATATCCTAAACCATTTAAACCTTTAATAGACACCCATACATTAATGTAAAAAAGTATTTCTTCTATTTTTTTTTATTCATTTCAACAATGATTTGACCACCTAAAGCGTATATCTCATCATTTGAAAACTTATTAATGTCATCTTCAATAAGCTCAGTACCTCTTTTAATAATGTCCAACCAAAATGAAAAGTTTTTTTTAGTTTCCGTGTCCATTATTAAATCATTTATTTCTGCTCTTTCTGTTAGGTTTAATTCTTTAATCTCTACATCAAAAGGTTTAAACCCTTCACCCTTAACTTTTATCTTCGCCATTCTCTTCCTCTACCTTTCTTCAGTTTACCAAGCTGATTTTATTACATAGCTGCTATTGCAGTATCACTAAATAATGATATTTTTAATGCTTCAGTTGATGAATTTTGCACACATTCAAAAGGAATAGTCCAAAATATTCCATTTTCTGATATGTCCTGTGTAGGATCACCAGTATATTGAACTTCTGCAAGTATATTCATTTCACTTACAGATGATACAGTACCATCACCAAATTTAAGTGCTAATGTTCCAGTATTTCCATCTAAGAAAGACTGTAATACATTATCTGCTGCTGATAAACTAAACTCACCATCATATTTAATTGTTATATCACCAGTTGCAGTATATTCAGGGAAAGCATATGCTTCTGCATCACCGTTAGTATTCATACCAACCCTATTAACACCATTAGCAATGTTTAAATTAAATGATTTTAATATCATATCTTGGTCTGCACCATCAACTGCTAATTGTTTTGTGCTTAAAGAACCAACATTAAAAAACACACCTGCATCAGGTTCAACCCAAGTTCCATCAAATGTTTGTTCTAAACAAGTTCCTGTGCTTATTGGGTTTGCAAAACCTGAAAAATAATTACCACTTACGGTCAAGTTACCTCCATTTGCAGATACATCACCTGCTATGCTTAAATCAGATACTACACAACCTGTAACCTTTATGCCTTCTGCTGCTTTTGGATAGTATGCTAAATTTACAGAATGTGGTAACCCACTTGATATTGAACCACCAATTTGTGTGTTGTTGTTAGAACCATCAATTTCTACTGTATAAACATCAGAACCATCTGCATTATATGTTTGTGTTACCATAACTAAATGCTGCAATAATAATTCAGGAGTAGCAATAAAATCAAATGGACAAGTTACTGTTCCACCTTTTGCTGTTATAACAGTATCTGCTGCATTTTTAACTGTTCCTCTACCTGATAATAACCTTGATTCCCTGTGTATGTTAAATGTTGGTTTAGTTGCTTGAACAACAGGTAATTGTCTATAAGCAGTTCCATCTGCACCTGAACTATCTATGCCTGTTCCAAATGTTGCTTCGCCTTTGATACCCATTTTAACATCACTAATAGGGATAACCGTTGTACTTATAGCCATTACTTATCTCCTTTTTTAGCTTTTTTTGTATTTACTTTATTTACTAATCCCATAGCCAACATCTTTGCTGCTACTTCTTCTTTTAGATTAATTTCTTTTCCATCTCTTAATTGTGAAAATTCCACAGAACTACACGGAACATTCATTGCATTAAAATTAATTAATTTTTCTACTCTAGCTTTAACTTTCATTTAACTCCTTATCCTGTGTTTCCAAAATGTGTGCAAGTTAAGTTCCATTGTGCTACCATATAATTTTCATAACCTTCAACTTCCACGTTAAAATCTAAATCACCAAGTGTTATATCAACTGCTTTTGATTGATCTGCTAACTCTAATGTTATGTTATCGTGTATCAACGCTTCCAATATGCTTACTTGGTTTAATACATAATCTTGAAACATATTATCTTTTCTTTTTGTAAAGTAGTATTGACACTCCATATCAAAACTTCTAACTTCCATAAACGTAGCTTTTTCTAATTGACTAGAACCAACAGGTACTATTTTTATAAATTGATTAGCTTTTATATCTTCTTCCCAATTACTATACACAGGACATTTCATTTCAGCCCTTATTGTAGATTTTAAAGCCTTTAATATATTAGCCCAGTTGTTTGTATAGGTAACAGCCATTATCTAGTCATTTCTATCGTTTTATTGCTTTTGTTAGTTTGCTTTCTACCACTATCATATACCTCTACAATCCAAAAGTCTGAAGTGTGTGCTGATGTACCTGAAAACCTACCATATAAACCACTATATATATGCTGAAGCCCGCCTGTTATTGTTTCAGGATTAGTTGTAGCACCTTCTAACTGGTCATTTTCTAAATAACTAACAGTAAACTGTGCAGTTCCATAATTACCACCTGTGCTTATAGCAACTTTTAATCTATCATAGGGAACTCCTGAATATGTACCAGCTAGTTCTACTAAATCCATAGAACCATTACTATCCACTCTATATTTAATTTTACCATTTTTATCTTTATCATCTACTTCGTGTGATAGTTTATATATGCCATCGTTAAGACGGTCTATTAAGCCCGTTCCTTCAGAATTAGTTACTAAAGACATATAATAGTCAGCTTCTTCACTAGAACCTTCTTTTGCTCTAATCATATTTGCACTTGCAATGTAGCATACTGCTTTAATTATAATAGGATCATATTCAGCAGTAGCAGAATTAATCCTAGTGTCTAAGTCTATTTGTTTTTGCTTTTCTAAAGGCATAGAATATCTAGCATCTAAGTAATTATGCAACTCTAAACTTGCATCAACTAATGACTGGTCTAAAAACGTGCTAAAATCAACACCTACTTCAAACGATGCTTGGTCTATCAATGTTTGCGTTAAACCACTATTATAATATTCTACTTTATTACTAGCTGCAACATACCACCATTCACCATTTGAATTTGGTTCATCTGTATTAACAGCACCTAATTCTTCTCCATCTACAAATAAAGTATCAACATATCCTGTATTATGAAAAGTGTGCATATTGCCTGATGTGCTTCCATTGTATATTTGTCTTTTAGAATCAAAATCTGATACTCTATTAAAATATTTAGTTAAGTCTGCTTGTGAAGCATATTTAAAATTTGTAGCCATTTATATCCTTTATCCTAATAATAATACTTCTACTTTACTATCTTTAACTGCATTAATACTTCTTCCTTTAATTGCACCAATACTATTCAATGCACTGCCTGTATGACTTACCCCTCCTGCGTGTGCAGATAATGTTTCTGCATATATTTTAAATTCTGCATTAGGGTATGGTGCAGTAAAGTGGCAATGCCCTTTAGCATAATCTATTCCTCCAACAATTATTCCATTGTGCATTAAATTACCATTACCATCATCTAATATATATGCGTTTGTATTTTGCATTGCTTTCCCTGATACAGGGTCATCTAATTCACCTAACTCTTTAGTAGAAGCAGGACCATATACTATTGTATCAGTAGTTCCTCCACCGTGTGGTGAACCTAATAAATCAGGTACACTAGAATCTAGTGCAGGAAATCTCCCAACTCCAAATGGTGTAGTACCTGAAACATTTGCTATGCCTACTCTAGTATCTGAATGGTTAGAATGTGATTGTACTCTTATATCTCCATTATGCAATCTAATCGTTACTTTTTTGTTAAATAAACCTGATGATGAATCATAAAACAAAGCATCAAATCTAGCTTGTATTTTAGGTAATACTGCATTTCCTGAACCATTAAATGTTACATCACTTGCATCTGTTGTAAATGCTATTGCAGTTTCTGTTGATGTTGAATCAATACCACCTGTGTTATACTCATCTACTACTATATGAAATGTATAAGTAGTTGATGCAGTTAAACCAGTATTATCAGAAGCCTTAATATTTTGTAATCCCCAATCTAAATACCCACCATTAATATAAAACTCACCTATTGCAACGCTGCCCGGCACTACACCTTCAATCTTTTGGTCAGCAGTTCTACCATAACCAAAAAAAGCACCTTTTTGTGAAAAGTTTCCGTTTTGGTCTGTCATACATCTACCATTATCAAAAGCTAATTTTTCATTTCCAAAGAAAAACCTCAAATCGGCATCATCTGCGTGTGCAGCTTCAGTTGAACCTAATAAACCTCTTTTAACAGTTAAATCGTTACCTGACCTACCTTCAACTTCCATAACTTCAGTACCTATCATAATTAAATCACCTACTTTAAAAAAATCACCGTCATCAACAGTTATAGATGTATCGCCTATTGCAACACCACTTCCATCATTTACTTGCACATCTGCACCACTAAAATATGTATTACCTGAAAACAAATGTATATCTACATATTCATTTCCACTATTAATACTTTTAGGTTCTATTGCAACACCACCAGCATCTGCATTTGCTGCTGATTCCATAGTAGTATCAAGGTCTGATAATGTTAAAGGTGAGTAGCTTAAACATCTACTATTAGGTAAGTAGATGAACTCACCTGCTGGTAATAAGCAACTTATCATACGATGTGCAGTTGCTTCAGAGCCACCATTTTCTGCGTTCATATCAACTGAATTAAATATATCAGTATCTGCTCCATCACTATCTTCTCGCCAATCAAAAATTATGATTCCTATTTCAGCAGCTACATTGCTTACATTTTTAATTACAATAACTTTAGCATCATTAACAGTTAATGCAGCAGGGTTTTTAGAAAATTTAGATAATGTAATAAAACTATCAGTATTAGTTAAGTCTTGTACTATACTTGCTCTTTCAGTATAAATCTTTGCTGAACGGCAATCGTATGTTCCTTGTTCTGTTCCAACTTGAAGCCTAACTGCTGCTGTCTTAGGACCTGAATCACCTCTAGTTTCTGTACTTCCCATTGTTTTAGATTGTCCCGAAGACCACACTCCAAAAGGAAAATCATCAGTAACCCACAGACCCCCTGAGATAGGCAGAAAAGCATTGCCTTTGTTATTTTTTTTATTTCCATAAGCCATAAATAATTTATCCCTTCTACGTTAAATGATATTTTACTGTTATATTTGTTGTATAATCTGAATTAGCACTATCGCTTCTAAAGAAGGCACAGATCACTTTACCTCCTGCTACATTTGCACTATCTACAGTCCAAGTGCTTAAATATGCTTGTTCATTACCTGCATTAGTTACATCTGAATTATGTGCTAATAATGTTCCATCTGCTAATGCACTTGTTGAACCACTATTAAATGTATAAGAATAAAGGTGCATACGAGTTGTATCGCCTGTTGCTGCATCTGCACCTTCTATTGAATATACACCATCTATTGAAATATTATCAGGAACATACCATAACATTCCTGCTAACTGAGAACCATACTGAGATGAAGTATTAGCAGTAGTAAATGATGTATCAGGGTCAGTTCCTGTTCCAAAATCTACGTCCCACATACTAATTTTATTAACCATACCAAAGAAAGGTATTCCATAATGTGTATTAGCAGATAAAAGAGCCTGTGCATCAGAACCAATACCAAAATAAGCATATTGTGTATTAACGTGATGCCCTAATGCCTTAACTTGATTGTTTGTAGTGTCTACACTAAATTTAGAAGCATCAGAAGCATTTAAAACATCTAATGCAGTTGTGTTGTTTGTGTTAGATTTTACTTTTAAATGCCTATCAGACAAACTTATAGCACTAGATGTACCATCACCTGTTTTAATTGTTCTTGCTGTGCTGTCTGCACCACTA